ACAAGACCATGGCTGTCAAGTTGTGTTATTTGACTCAGAAAATGCTCTTGACGAAGATTGGCTCAAAGCATTAAACGTTGATACTAATCCAGAAAAACTATTAAAGATTAGTGTGTCAATGATTGATGATGTAGCAAAATCAATTTCAGAGTTTATGAAAGATTACAAAACAAACTATGGTGATTTAGAGTACGACGAGATGCCTAAATTACTATTTGTTGTTGACAGTTTGGGTATGTTGCTAACCCCCACAGATGTGGATCAGTTCCAAAAAGGTGACATGAAAGGTGACATGGGTCGTAAGCCTAAGGCTCTTACAGCATTGGTTAGAAATACTGTTAACCAATTAGCACCATACCCGATTGGCTTAGTGTGTACTAACCATACATACGCATCACAGGATATGTTTGATCCAGATGATAAAATTAGTGGTGGACAAGGCTTTGTATACGCAAGTAGTATAGTAGTTGCTATTAAGAAACTAAAACTTAAAGAAGACGCAGACGGAAACAAAGTGTCTACAGTACAAGGTATTAGGGCGGCATGTAAAGTTATGAAGTCTAGATACAGCAAACCTTTCGAAGGTGTACAAATTAAGATTCCATATGAAACTGGAATGGACCCTTACAGTGGTATGTTAGAAATGCTTGAAGCAAAAGGCATAGTAGACAAGGTAGGTAACAAACTAGAGTATATTAGTCCTGTTACAGGCGAGTCAATTAAAGAGTTCAGAAAAGCATGGACTGGAGATAAACTTCAGGTAATTATAGATGAATGGGGTCAAAATCCTAAAGCAGTTCCAGAAGATATCGATGACGATATTGACGAGAATGAAATTGACGACCCTTCAGTATACGAGGAGAATGTTGAATGAGCGATATGAGTCTTATAATCGAAACTTGGGAATCAGTAAAACCATGTGTAAATCCTAAAGAAAAGGACGACGCATGTGCTTCACTTGTAAGAGTGTTTGATGAACATGGATTGTTAGATTATGATAAAGTTGGTATTAATGATTGCGATGGACATTTAAAACAAGCAATCGAAGAATACTACGAAGTCGAAGAAAGCGACGAAGAAGACGAGGATTGGGATTACTAATGGCTGGCTGGTATAACAAAGTTTCAGATAATTTAAGCAATATAATTGATTGTATAGATTACTATGAGGGTGAGTTAGCAGAAGCCAAAAAGGAATGCTATATCAAAGGTAATGTGGAACGCAATAGTGCCGCATTACCTGGTGTCACAGAGCATCGCTTTAACCAATTACAAGAAATAGAAGCAATTCTAGAGCATATTAACATTCAATTAAGAAAAACTCGTAGCAAGGTATTTAGAAACTTTTTAGAAAGTTATAACAGAACACTGACAAGTAGAGATGCTGACAAGTATGTTGATGGCGACGATGATGTAGTTAATCTAACATCATTAGCAAATCAATTTAGTTTATTAAGAAATCAGTACCTTGGCATAATGAAGGGATTAGACACAAAGCAATGGCAAATAGGACACATAGTGAAACTGAGAACAGCAGGAATGGAAGACATCTCTCTATAGAGACCATTAGTTCATTAGTAGACACATTCAAAGAAAATATTTCTGACAACCTTTCCGAAGGCGATATTGTTAAGGTTTCTTTAGACGATACTTCTTATAATATTTTTAACACGTTATTTAAATGGTTTCCGTATACCATTACAAATGAAGAAAAAGTAAAAACTAATAAATTATTTGATTGTATAATCACAGAACAATCAAACAATATAGTTGTGTCTTATAAGGAAGAAGAAACCTTATTACCAATTGACCTTATAACAAATAATACAAAAGACGAGGTTAATAATATAACCATTGAAAAGTTTTTAGATTGGTCAAAATATGAAAGTGTAAACTGTCAGTCCTATGACAGTTTTACTGATAAACTAAGCGGTGTACTTGTTATGCGAGAATCACATCTACATCAAATGCAACATTTTAAAGACTGTGTTGTAACGGCTAATAACTGTGACATAGATACTATAAAAGCATTAGAGCAAACAAAAACAGTTTCTTTAGCAGTACACTTACAAGACAACAATCTTGATATTAACGGCATTAAAGATCATTGTAGTCAGTCAGCAGAATTTATTGCTGGTATAATTATTCCAGAAGATGTAAACGTTACGTCTGAAATAGTTAACGAATTACATAATATAGATGCCTATGTATATAAGCAATGTAGTTACAAAGAAGTATTAGACAGTAATAAGTTTTTTGATTTAGGTGTAGATATAATTGGATTTGGGCCTATAGCAACAACAGACGAACTATCGCCCTACTTACCAAACGAGTCGAGTATTTCGTATGGTACAATATATAATAAAACCTCGCACGAAAGAAGTATAGCAATTCTAAATACATTGGTAAGTGATGTATAATTTTATAGTAGTAGGCGGCTCAAGCCTTAGCAGATTAATAAGTATACACCCAACAATTTCTAATGCTTGTAATATTGTAAATGCTAAATCCTTAGAGCATTTTAAAGAACACGTTGATAAGGGATATAAAGTAATTGTTCATGGATTAAACAATAACCCTAAAGAGGAATTTAAAGAGTATTTAGACTACATAAACAAAAATAATATACACGCAATAATTGATGCTATGTATGAAGCAAATGTAATGAATTTCCATCATTGCGAATTAACATCACCTACTACATTATTAATATCTAATCTAAATATAAAAGAACACAACTATTTTGATAATGTAATCACTGTTCCGTATTTCTTAATTCAATCTTATATATTATGGTTAAATGAATACAAAATTGCGCCACTACAATTTCAGCAACACATTAACAACACAAAAAAATCCTTTTTATGTCTTAATGGTGTTAATAGACAGAGTAGAAGATATGTATATGACTACATACGAGATAATAATTTACTCGAAGAAGCAATATTCAGTTTTATAAATCGAGGTGCTGGTGCTAACGCATTAGCACGTTATCCAACTATTACGTTACATGACGATGTAGAAGATAATGACGATGGTGTTACATGGGATAATACTTTTAATAGAGATTGGTTCTTGAAGACTAAATTTAATTTGGTTACAGAAAGTTCAGCAATGAACGACGCATCAAGTGGGCCTATGCCTTTACAGAATTTTGAAGATATATTTTTTACAACAGAAAAAACACTTAAACCTATTTTTAATAGTCATCCTTTTATATGTATAGCAGATCAAAACTATCATATTAATTTAAAAGAACATTTTGGTTATGAATTATATGACGAAATTTTTGATTATTCCTTTGACAGTATAGGTGAGCATGAAAAAAGATTTGACGGAGTATTAGAACAATTAAACAACGAAGTAGATTACACTTTAGTTCAAGAGAAACTAGAATACAATCAAAATTTATTTTTAAATTTAGATAGCAAGAAAAATATAGTGGTTGATCTGTTAAATCAGATTGACAATGTGTATAATTAATGTATAATAGATAATATGGCTAGAAAAACGAGATTAGAAATAAGAGACGAAGTAAACATCAAGTTTCATGACTTAGATGTAGCCACACGAAGAAAACTATCAGACACTTGTAAATATTTTTTACCATACGCATATCACATGCCAGCATATAAGTTAGGTCGCTGGGATGGCCATGTTAGATTTTGCGATATTGGTGGCAGAAGTTATTTAAATTTATTAGATAAACTTTTGCCTGTAGTAGCAGAGTTAGGGTACGACGTTGAGGTTGATGATAAAAGACAGCAATGGGATTTGGCGTTTGATAAGGTCGAGCAAGACGCATATGATAATTGTAGTTGGCCTAAAGGGCATCCAGCAGAAGGATTACCAATTATACTCAGAGACTATCAAGTAGAGATTGTTAATAAGTTTTTAGAAAATCCGCAATGCTTACAGGAGATTGCCACAGGAGCAGGTAAAACTCTTGTTACAGCAGTACTAAGTCATCAATGTGAAAAGTATGGAAGAACAATAGTGATAGTGCCTAATAAGGACCTTGTAACGCAAACAGAAGCGGACTACAAGCATTTAGGACTAGACGTTGGTGTTTTCTACGGAGACAGAAAAGAATACAATAAAACGCACACAATTTGTACTTGGCAAAGTTTGGAAATACTACACAAAAAATCCAAGGCCAAAGAAGCAGTAGATTTTGACATACAAACATTTATCGAAGGTGTTGTTTGTATAATGGTTGACGAAGTACACAAAGCAAAAGCAGATGTACTAAAACAATTACTGAGTAGTGTATTTGCTAATGTTCCTGTACGTTGGGGACTAACAGGAACTATACCAAAAGATCAACACGAAGCAGTAGCATGTACTAGCACCATAGGTCCTGTGATAGGGCAACTAAGTGCTAAAGAGTTACAAGAACGTGGTGTACTTGCTAATCTTGAAGTTAATATTTTACAACTTAAAGATACGCATGTAGGCTTTAGTAACTATGCCCAAGAACTAAAATGGATAACAACAAATCCTGAAAGAATACAATTTATGAGTGACATGGTAAATGGTATTAAAGATTCAGGTAATACACTTATTTTAGTCGATAGAATTAAAACAGGCGAGTTATTAATTGAAAAAAATCCTGATTGGGTGTTTATATCAGGTCAAATGAAAGCATCTGAAAGAAAAGATAACTATGATGAAGTTGCTGATTCTGAAGGCAAGGTTATTGTTGCTACATATGGTGTAGCGGCAGTTGGTATTAATATACCAAGAATATTTAATTTATTATTAGTTGAACCAGGCAAAAGTTTTGTTAGAGTAATACAAAGTATCGGAAGAGGAATTAGAAAAGCAAAAGACAAAGACTTTGTAAATGTGTATGATATTACTAGCACACTAAAATATAGTAAAAAACATTTAACGGAGAGAAAAAAGTTTTATAAGGAGGCTCAATACCCTTATAAAATTACAAAAGTGGAGTATGTATGAATATATTGACTGTAGAAAATAATGTATACAATCTGGATAGTGTTCCAGATCAAATTGACGATTTACGATATTGTGTTCTGGATGTAACAGACCCAGATTACTATGACTATTTTTGGCACCCATTGGTGTTCTTAGAAAGTTTTTATTCACCAGCAATGGTATTAAATATAGGCGGCAACGAAATACAAATGCCAATGGATTGGAGTATAGCAATATGTGACGACGACTGTCACTCTGAAATTGAGATTGTGCCACTTACAAGTCTTAATAATAGAGGATTTAAAACTCCAGTATTTAATCCAATGGACAACAAGATACCAAAAATAGAAGAAGTTTTTATAACAAACATTTATCAGGAAGTTAAATGGTTTTTTCCAAAGTTAAAGCACGGGCATTTATTAGTAACACCAATTGAAAATAAGAATGTTCCTAAAAGTGTACTGTTTGTAAAAGAAGCAAACAAGATACCAGACCCTGTTGATTTAAGTGACGTATTTTAGG